TGCCAACATATCATTTGTAACTGTGCCTGTTGCTGGTGCTTGTGTGCTAGAAATTTTAGCTACATAAATACAAGTAACTTTATCACTAGCGACTAAAGTTGCTCCAAGCGTGATACGACTTGTAGAAGTTAAAGTTAAATCAGAATTTTCTTGAACTACTCCATTAACTAAAACGATAACGGAACTAAGAGAACTTATGCTTTGATTTAAGTCAATATAGTTTTGCGTTAACCCAGTAAAATATTGGTTAGCTTCTTGTGATATAAAACCACTTTGAGGAGGTGTGCCTATATACATTTAAGCAACATCCGTTAATAATTGTAGAGCAACAGTACACAAACCAGAACTTGAACTTGATTGTGCCTGAATCTTATCTGAAGTCTGAAGTACGATTTTTGGAATCTCAAGTGAAGCTCCAACAGGAAGTGGTGCAGTAGTTACAATACTAAATCCAGTTGTTGTAGAAGCGTCATATTTTTTAAGAGTTACATTAATTGACGTAGTTCCAGTATTAGATAGAGTTCCAGCAATAACCATAGACTTGTTACTAGCTGTATATATGTCAGTCAAACTTGCGTTTGAAAGAGCCACAGTTGCGTCACTAAAATTATTAGCCATATATCTCCTAACCTAAAGCAATAGCAAATGGGATACTATTATCTGCACTTGCGATTGTTAGCGTTTCATTACCACCATCACTGCCCTCAGTGAAAGTCACATTTGTTCCAGCAACAAGTTTGCCATTTAAGAAACCAGCAGTAGTATCGTTGGAAGAAACTTTTGTTTTAACGTCCGTGTCAGCAGTTATTGTCTGCCAAGCCGAACCATCATAATATTTAAGAACGTTTGAGCTTGTATTGAAAGCAAGATCACCAGCGTCTAAACTAGAACTTGGGTCACTTGAATCTACTCTATATCTATCAGCAAAACTATTTACGCCACTTACATTAGAGGCTACTGTATTAACATTTGCAATAGCTCCAGCTACTGTGCTAATATTAGAGTTAGCAGAAGCAACAGTATTTACATTTGATATGCTACCAGCAACAGTATTAACGTTGGATATACTTCCAGCTACATTACCAATATCCGTTGAATCATTTGCTACTGCTGTGACATTAGAAGATATCCCAGCAACAGTTGTGACATTAGAACTAATTCCAGCTACAGTTGTGACATTAGAAGATATACCAGCAACCGTACCAATATTAGTTACTACGCCACTTGCTCCAAGTGTCGCCATGTTAGTTACATTGTCACTTGTTGCTAAAATATTTAAGTCAGTTACTATGTCAGAAGTTGCAAGTGTATTAAGGTCACTTATAATATCTGACGTAGCAAGAGTATTCATGTCTGATATAACATCTGCATTTGCAAGAAGGGCCATATCAGCCACAACATCACTTGTACCTAAAAGGGCTAAATCGGCAACAACATCACTTGTACCTAATAGTGCCAAATCTGCTACTGCGTCTGCTGTACCTAGTCTACCAATCTCAGTAGCTTTTCCAGCCACAGCACCTATGTCCGTTGAATCATTAGCAACAGCAGTAATGTTTGAAGCAATTCCAGCTACAGTTGTTACGTTACTTGCTATGCCTGATACTGTTGTAATATTACTAGAAATTCCAGCTACAGTTGATACATCAGTTATTGATTGATCAAATTCTAAAGCATTACCAGCCGAGTTAACGGATAGTATTTTATTAGCAACAAGGTTAGGAAAAGTTAAATCAAAAGTATTTGATGTAGTTGCAGAAGCTCTAGGAGAAAATTTTAAATCTCTTTCAAGTTGTTGTGACATAGCCACAACTTTATCAAGTTCAGTATTAAGTGTTTCTACTGGAAATGAGCCTGACGCAGAAAAGTCAGTAGTACGAGCAATCGCTAAGTTACGATATATTGTATATACATCATCAGCCGTAGCACCACCACCAAGAGTAATAGAACCACCACCTGAAACACCAGCCCCAGTTACCGAATATTGTGTCGCTGACGAAGGTGAAGCATTATACGATAATGTTGTATCTGTACTACTTGCTGTTTTAACAACAACTAAATCCGCATTATTAAAAAACTCAAAAGGAACGGAAAATGTTGTTTGGCTTGATGTAGCTGTGTACTGTACTCTAGGTGTAGTATCAGATATTGTAATTGACATTATTGTAGTCCTTTTTCCATTTGATCAAACAAAGAATCAAGGTAATGTATATTTTGAAAAGGAACTAATCTACGCACATTAGAAGCTTTTGATTCAGGGTTATTATCAAATAAAACGTGTTGCATTTTATCTAACTGTGAACCAGTTGGGCCACCTATTGCACCCATTTTTTGCCCCATATCACCAAATATTAATCTTTCTAATGCTGTATATGTATCTGTAAAATATCCTCCAACACCTGATCGTTCAAAACCATTTTTAAATTTTTGTGCGTTGCTCATTTGAGAGTAATCCATGTCAAATGCTCTTGCGCGTAATTGATCTACAATCATACCTAAAGCAATCATAGTAACTATTGTTCCAAAAAAATTAGCGTCTTTTTCTTGCAGACCTCTAATAAGAACTCTGTTTGACATACCCATAGTAAATTTTTTAAATTGAGCTATTAAACCACCTATTTCGGTAGACATCCATAAAGGCGTATCAGCCAAAGAAGGTGTGACGATTGCTAAATTAACATCATTTTGAACTGCTAAATTAAATACTTTTTGTATTTCTTCATCCATCCAATCAAATGATTTAGCTAAACGTATATGTTCTAATCCAGCGTCATTAGATAAAGAACCTTTTCCTTGACCATGATTTTCATATTGTTTTAAAATTCTTTTAGCTTCTTTTAATCCAATTCCTGATTGAGCTAATTTAGCTTTGTTTAATTTAGTAATTGTACCATTAACAAGATTTTCACTTTCTTCTAATAATCTTGTTACTATCATCATAGTATTATGAGTTTTAATCATTTGGTTCCAAGGTGACATTAAATTTGCCATAAAAAAAACACCTGACATTTTATTTGCTCCACGTTCAATTTTATCAAGTGTGCCGTAAATAGTATCTAAATCGTTATAGGCTAAAGCTCTGGTAGATAATAACATATCAAAACCTTCACCAGACATACGAGCTTCTTTTAAAGAAATTTTCCAAATATCTTTTGTAATACCATTACTAAATGATTCAAAAGTTGTACTAAGACTACGTTGTAATCCATTATAAAAAAGAGAACGCCCCATATCAACAAGACTAGCAGTAGCTCCTTGTAATGAAGTCCAAGCATTAAACTGTTTTGTTAAACGTATTCCTTTACTCCAAAATTTCGTAGGGTCATCAGCTACTCCGTAAACACCTTTAAATAAATCTCTAACAGCTTCCATATCTTTAATAACAGCATTACGTTCATCTGTTATTTTTGATTTTTCTGTTTTTGTTTTAGCGTTATTAAATTTAATTTCATATTCTGACGCTACATCACGAATACCAGCTTGATACCCTTTGCCTTGTAAAAAAGCTCCTCCATGAGCATTAGCTGTACCAAAAATAGAACCAAGGTAGGTATCTGGTAATACAGATTTATGATACACTTGCATTAAAGCAAATATATCCCCTTCCATATATCCAGCACGTATCCATTCTTGTTGATCTAAAACAAAATTACCACGTCTTTTTAAATTACCTGATACACCTGAAGGACTAAAAAAATATTTTTCAATCGTTACATCATCTGCTGATTTGCTTAAATCAACTGCATCAAATTTTTGCCAAGGTAATTTTTCTTCATATGATCTAACTAAACCATTAATTACTTCATCAGAAAATGTAGGATTACTTCTTTTTAAACTAGCTGTAGCAAATACTCTCCATGCTTCGATATTATTTTGTATTTTTCCTATATTAACAAAACGATTAACATAATTTTTACGTAAAGGATTTTTTTTTAATTGTTCTAAAAAATTAATTTCATCATCAATAAGTTTTTTAAATTCTTCATTGGAATATTTTTTTGTTTGTTTAGTACCATCACGAAGGCGCATTGTAATAACAACTTGTTTTCCTTGACTTTCTCCCAGACGTTTTTGTAATGTACCAATTAACATTTCTTGTTCATTTAAACGAACTTCTGAATCTTTAATTTTTTTACCTATATAATTGTAATATTCTTTTGCTTTAACTTTACCTGACATTACTTCA